AAGTAACGCCTCCGTTCGTAGCTCCTGTAGTACGTGTCCCGCCGATTCCTCCTGCTCCTATAGATACGCTCCAAGTAGGGTATGTAGTATCGAAAGTGTAAGATGAAGTAAAGAATACTCCGCCGCCGCCGCCTCCATTTCCATGATCGGTTACAATGGATTGACCTCCACCGCCGCGAGATCCGCCACCCCCGCCGCCAACTACGAGAAGTTGTACGGCTTGAGTTCCGGTACCTGATATTGTTAATTGATCTGTGCTGCCTGTAAAAGTATGTGATTTGTAATTAACTGCACCTGAGGTGAAAGTAGTTATTACTCCGCCTAATAATGTTAAAGCCATGTTTTTTGATTTAGATTAATGCTATTATAAATAGTTGAGATTAATCGTTCCAACAAAAAACCCGGCTTAAGGCCGGGTCTCTTTATAAATAATACTAAATCTTAGTAGTTCAAGATACAGTAATCCATTCCGATACCAAGTTCGATCGTAATTGCGTCTTGGTTAGACCAGTCGTAAGTTCCGAAGTTAGCAGTCTTAACGAATGCTCCTTTAATAATCCACTCAGATACTACATCCCCTACCGGACCGAGAATTGAAAGGTTTAGATCTTTCTTATAGAAATCGGAGTATCCATCACGACCAGTTACTGATTCGTGTGATAAACGAATCCACTCGATTGCGGCTTGTTGACCGGAAGGAGAAATCGGGTTATAAAGGTTGAGGGTCATATCTTGCCATTCAGCCTTACCCTTAATCTTACGGTAAACGTTGATGTGATCGATCTTCACCTCATTCAAGTTCACGTTGGGTGCAGTAGCACTCTTAATCATGAATGAAGGAATACCGTCTATATACATAATGAAACGGTTCTGAACTGTAGGTTCAAACGCCGTAAACATTATTTCATTTGGATCTAGTACTGGCATCTTATTCTTAGTTTAATATAAATATCCGTTTGTTCAGAACTTTACAGCTTGTTGATTTTAACTGCCTTTCTTGATCACCTCTCCTGCTTCTTTAGCAGCTTGTTTAGGGGTCTTTTTACCTTTCTTAACGTCGTCAATAATACCTTTAACGATTGCTGTTACTGCAGTACCTAATAAACCGCTACCTATGATCTGTGTAAGTAATACCAATGTTGGGTCGGTTACGTAGTGCATCGGATTTACATCCTCTGCTACTTCTGTTTCCATCTCTCCAATGTTAGAAGGTAGAGTTACACCTTTAACTTTGCCGGACCTTACTGCTTCTGGTGATAGGTTTTGATCCCAGTAAGCTTTTAATTGCTTCAGTTTGTCTGCTGGTAAAGTTTTTAGCTTATCCGCTAGGTCCGATACCATATTCTCATCTACCATTTCGGTAGTTTCTTCTACTTTTTCTTTCTTATGAGCTTTCTTAGGAGCTTTAACTTCTTCCATACCAGCACCGTAATGCTTGGTCTTAGCTTCAGCAATTACTTGCTTAGTAAGAGATTCGAATAATTGCTTAGATAAGTGCAATCTGATTTTTGTGTTATTTTTCATCGATTGTTGATTTCAAATTATTGACCAAAGGTTACTCCAGTCGGTAAGATATTAAAGTCTAATTGAATGAATTCCGCAGTTCTAGTTGGCTGTAAATAAATAGCACCTACTAGTAAGTTTCTATCAATTACATCCGGGGTATTATTAGTCTCGTCCATTACAACGCGGAAGGCATAGAGACCTTGACGCTGCTGTACGTAGTCGAGGTAAGGATTAACCTGAGACAAGAATCTATTACGGGTAACTGCAGTGTTCTGCTCGAATACGAGAGTTTGTGCAATTTGACCAATATATCCTTTAAGAGCAATCAATAGACGGCGTACGTTTACTCTATCAAGTGCAGAAGCACGAGCTTGTAAAGTCTTCTGACCGTATACTACTGTACCTTGACCTGGGAATACTGCGATTGGGTTAACCTTGGCGGTATATAAGGTATTACGCTGGCCTACAGTTAGTCTAGTCTCCGGCTGAATTACGGTCGGTAGACCTCCGCGGTTAAGACCGGCAGGAGCAAACCACTCAGCACTTACTGCATCGTTGTACTCGTATACTCCCGGGATAATTGTAGAGGCAGGTACGAAATGTAATCTACCGGTTTCAGTAGAGCGAACCTGTACCCATGGCCAATAGGTTGCGCCGTAAGAGTTATCGTAAGATTGAGCAGCTATAGTTACTGCGGAAGATCCTTGGTTATATCCAACCATGTCTACTACTGCGATAGCATCGCCGCGCTCCTGTACGGTTGAAAGTAATGCACTAATCTGACTGGTACCGTTTTGGTTAGTTAAGCCTGGTACGTAGATTGATTTATATACGTAAGAGTCTTGATTAGCAAGAAGATTGATAGCAGTATCGTAGTCACCTGCGAATATACCTTGAATGTTAGTGTTAGGTGATGTTGCAACAGAAGTTACTACCGGAATCTCTTCGAATAAATTCAAAGGTGCTATTCCGGCGCATCCAAATAGAGGTCCGTTAGCGCCGCCAAAAGCACCGTTCAGCGATCCGCTTCCGTTTACAGGAATTGAAGCTGTATATTGTGCGTAAGGTTGACCTTGCGGGTTTAAGTAATTCGGAGTTGGATAGTTTACTGTCTTAACTCTTACGTAGTTTGAAGCATTTGGATAGCTACCTGTAATCTGTACAGAAGCTTGTCCGCTGCTATCAAACATTACGGTTTGAGCTTGATCTCCAATTACGTATGCAATATAGTTATTTTGATTTGGATCTAGAGAAACGTTAGACCAAGTTTCGAGTACTGTTTGATTAGCTGTATAATCATTACCGGCTCTGATGATTAAAGTAAATAATCCAGATCCTGTATCGGCTTGTACAATCTGCCATCTAATATTATTTGCAGAACCAGAAGGTAAAATACCGTTTACAGCAGAAGCTGCACCCTGGTTGTTATTCATTACAGTACCTACTGAAATGGTTTCGAGTTCGAAAGCGCTTCCTGGAGTAGAAGCAGTACCTCCACCCAAAGTAGCTCTTAACGTACCGGAACCTGACGGTGCTCCGATCCACAGGTTAGTATATATTTTAGTTCCGTTTTTAGCAGCAGAACCGCTTATTACGATGTTAGTTCCTACGGAAGATAAAGTTAAGCCTAATTCTGAAATACTATTAGCAAAAGTAATTAGTGAAGCGGTCCACTGATTTAAGGTATAGGGATTTGATCCGTTTGGTGCAAAATAACCGTAATCTAGTGTACTTGTGTAGAAGCTAATGCCAGAGTCGTTTCCTGCTAAGTAGATATAATTGTTGCTAGGATCGACAAATGCAACTGCATATCCGGATCCAGTCTGAGCGGCTGTAAATGCTGATACATCAATTGATGCATTAGCAGCAGCTCCTACTACGGTAGCTATGTTATTAGCGACAGAAGCAGTAGCAGCGGTATAGGAACCACTAGCCACTCTTGTAACTAGTAATGAAGTACCGCCTTGCTGAAAATAATTATAAGCAGCTTGCGAAGTTAAGTACTCGTGGGTATTACCTCCAGAAATGAAAGTAGTACCGAACTTAGCCTTATACTGCGAGTAAGAGGTTACAAGTGTTGGAATATCCTTTCTTCCTACTACGGTAGGGCCTACTAATGCAGCCCCCACTGTAACTGGTCCTAATGTTATCTGAGATTGATCGTTCTCTCTTAGGAAAACGCCGGGTGAAATTAATGCTTCTGCCATTTTAGTGTTTTATTTCTTATAATAAATAGCAAGGAGTACCGGCAAAACATTTTTACGGACGCAATTCAATCTCACCTGTTTCGAGGTTGATAACGCCGTCTCCGTATTTCTTTCCAAACTCATTCAATAAGTTCTTTTCTTGCTCGCGCGTGTTCTTTACGGCTTCTGTAAGTTTTTGCTTTTCGATAGTAATTACGGTTTCTTGAAAAGCTAGTTCACCTAGGGTAGAGGCTAACTCTACCATTTGCTTTCTAACTTGCTGAATCTGCTGTAATTCTTCTTGCGAGAGTGCTGGATTTGACATAAACTGTATTTAAGATATATGGTTTAAATTATTTAGAGTTCTTAGCGGTCGTTTTTCTAGGCTTAGCTTCCATTTTGGCTAAAGACTTGTTTTTAGCTGTATTTTTAGAAACTTTCGGTTCAGTTGTTTTTTTCTTTTCAACTACCGGCTCAGCTACTATTACCGGAGCAGCTTCGTATCCGAGAGGCTCAGAAGTAGTTTTGGTAGATTTACGAATAGCAAAAAAAGCTACAACAGATGCTCCTAAAATTAATAAGATAAAAAGTAATACTGTAGTCATGGTATTTTTATATAAATATATCTAAATTCTTGAGAACTAGTATTGAGTGTAAGATTTTTCCTCAACAAACGTAGATTTATATTCAACGTTGATTCGACGTTTAATGGCAGCTCGTTTATCGTTCGTTTTATATACTTTTCTAGCTAAATCAATAAAGTAGCCTTCAAAGTGAGACTTTCTTTCTAGTTCACGAAGTTCATCTTCTACCTCCCATAGCTGTAAATTAACATCGTACAGTTCTTTATAATAAGGATTATCTTGATAGAATCCGTTATTAGCAAGCTCAGCTGATAAATAATCATATTCTTTCTTTACATTCTCCCACTTCTCCGGGTCTGTAATTTTGTCTCGTTTAATGTCTAAGATGGTAAGTTTATCAACCACCTCTCCTAGTGATACTTCTATTTTCATAGTAGATGTTTTATTTTAGAAATTACCGTATCTCCTGTAATAGTTTTACTACATTCAAATTGCCTGTCTGTTCCTTTATTAACAGGACACCAGTTCCAATCTCCCGGGTCTAGTTTGTGTGTATTAAAACAACCTTTGCAGTAGTTGCTTTCTGTGTAGATTCTCGTACAGTCTTCAAATTCGGTTACGGGGTCTGAGAAGCCAGAAATTACACAAGTCTTAACGCCTAACGCCCAGCTAAGCCAGCTAAGTCCACTACTGATACCTATAAACATATGCGACCTCTGTAGCATATCTATAGTGTTTTCCATACTGTAATCTTCTAGATACTCGATACCTTTAGGATTCATATTGCCCATAAATCCGTCGCTCTCTTTAGACAACATCACAACTCTATACCCTAAACTTTTTACGTAGTCAACAACTTCTTGCCAACCTTTCGAGTTATTCCAGTATTTAGCTTGAGCCGTACTGTGTACTGCAATCGTTATAATTTTCTCCTTCTCTACGTCTTTGTTAACAGCCATTTTTGGCTTTACTTCTTTGTACTCTAATCCTAAAATATCTGAAGCTGTTTTTTGAAGTCTTTCTACTTTAAAGTCGTTAGGATTTCTACTACTATCTATAGTACCGTCTTCCTTGTAAAACCATCCAATCAAATACATAGCATGTAAATTGTGGACAACCTCTCCCGGGGATACAAACTCAAACTCAGGATACTCCGATTCAAAGAAGCTATTCCAGAAAGTAGATACAATGAGTTTGCATCCGTGTTTTTTCTCAAACTCTTTTATCTGCGGAAACCAAGCTAAAGTATCTCCTAGAGACTTAGATTCTAAAGCAACATAAACTCTCTGGTCTTTCAAGTCTATATTATACTCATATTCGTGCGTACCGTCGTTAGCAATTATTTTCCAGTCTACAAAATAACTAATGCTAGTTCTCATCCAGTGATCGGGCTTCATTTTACCCGAATAATGAACTATTCCAGTTTTCTGATCTATAAACTTAACATCATACTCTACTTTCGGTCCTCCTTTTATTTCCAAAAAAGCGCCGTCTATGAAGTTAATATTGAATTCCGGAATAGGTATTTTGGATTCGATAGCCAACTTGGTTGTATTTCTATAACTGTCTGCTAGCTGATTTGTCATATTACTACTATATTTTTCTAACAAACTTTGTGTTCTATTTTTCCAAGATAAATCTCTTGCCTGTATTAATGCTTGCTGCTTAAAAAAGGTATAATTAGAAATAACTTCTTCTACTCCTCTAATTACTAGATCGGTATCTCTATTAACCACTACCATTCCCCTTAGAGCATTACTACTCTCAAAAGTACCTACGACAGGGAGCCCGGATGACATTGCTTCTAACAACGTTAGATTAGGATGTCCCGCCTCTAATATAGATGCATGTACAAATACACTATGCTGCTTATACAGGGTTCTCAACTGTTCTTCGTTAAGGTCATACAGTATAGTCAGCTTACCGTAGTCGGAAGGAAACTTACTAAAGTAGTTTTTATTATTGCTAGGGCCTGCTATAGTTATCGGTAAGTTTAATTTTTTAGCAGCTTCTATAGCATAACTGAAACCTTTTCGATCTTCTGACTGATCGTGAATAAACCCGTTATTAGCTACACACAGCAGTTTATGCTCTTCAAACTCTCCAGGAGTAAAATAGTCCGTATTAACTCCATGAGAAAAGTATTCGGGTATGCCTTCGAAATAATCGACTAGAAATTTAGCAGGAACAAACGCTTTTTTAGCGTTTTTTATTGCTTGCAAATTTTCTTTATATACCGCTGAATCTTTTCCATATAAAAAAGCATGATGATCATGCATAGTGAAATAATACGGAATACCTCTTTCATGTGCTAGATTTGCTAAATTTGCTACGTGTATATGTACTACGTCGTAATATCTTATTTCGTCTAAGTATAGAATCTGAGATTCATGACCTAGCTCTAAAAGACATTTATGCGTCTCCCAAATTATCTTTTCTACCGCACCCCATCCGTTTGGCGGTATAGGCAGTAGTCCGGGAGTAACATTAACTATCTTCATAATTTTTATTTGAACCTAACAAAACTCTTACTTCTAAAAATACCGTCTCTAGTATACTTCTTAACGTAGTTTCCTACAGTTATAGTAAAAGTATCGCTATTAGAGTCTAGTATCTCTGCTAAATAGGTTTTAGATAGCGGCAACTTTTTCGATACTAAATCGTTTATACTAAAGTCAATATGCTCGTTAGAGTCGTTAACATTATTATTAATGTAAACATAAGCTATTTTATCCGTATTCTCAACTTTAACTATTCTCAGTTCAAAAGGATATATCATGCCGTCTTCCCTGTAAGAAGTTAGAGACATTTTACTGTCCTTAAAATACTCTGTGAAATGTATATCTTTAAGTATTAAATACTCGTTTAGTACGTTTCTAAATTTAGCTGTACAGTACAGGAAGTTTTCTAAAACTCCAAAACTACCTACAGTGTTACATACTATACTGTAAGCGTCTACATCTTTACATTCCGGGAAATGATTCAGAAAGAAGCTAACATCGGAATAGAATATATTAGTCGTTAGTACTTGATCTAATTCGAAAAACCAGCCTTTCTTTTTATTATTATTTACATCTTGTTTTAAGCTATGTAACTTCTGAATATCTTGCGAAGAGAATATAGCGTCTGATTCAATATAATAGAAGTTATCGTAATAACCTTTTGCGAGCTTTAATCCATTCATTATAGATCTGTATATAGCAAATCCTGGATGTGTTGAACTTCCTTCTATATACCCCTGAAAGTAGAAGCTGTCGGAATCTCCGTATATGTACACGTCTTCGTTTAAAACCATTTCATTCCTGTAATCATACACGTAGTAGTTAACCATGTTCTGTATCTCGAAATCGACAGGATAGTGCGTACAGAGCATTATATCAAAATGCTCTTTTAAGCTCTCTATACAAGCTTTTAGTACTTGTTTCGTCTTTTCCGTAGACGGGTAAGACCCTAATATAACTAAATCTTTTTTAGCCTGCATTATTTTACTAGGTTAATTAAACAGTGGTGAGACGTGTGGTAGTATACGGGAAATAGTGAGGTTACTTTTGATATAATGCTTTGTGCATCTGGATTTGATGCTTGATTCCAAACAACTAGCTGAACTTTCTTAACTGTATTAGCTTTATCGATAGTTAAGAACTGATCTAAGTCTTCCATATTTTTTATCGCAAATACTGCGTAATCTTCATCTCCGTCAACTCTATTAATATTAAGATCGTGATCAAAAAATAACTCTTTAAGTAACGTTTTCTTTTTACCTTCTAAGCCAGTTTCGTTATAAGAGATCTTTAGTTGCTGTGTAGAGTTATTCAGATGATGATCCATCAAGCAGAGAGACTCTGTATGTATCGACTCGAAGTACCTGTTTAAGGTATCTAT